GGGCGGTACTTTCGCCACAATCATAGGTTAATCATGGAGCCGCAATTTTTAATCAATATTGGATTTACTTGCGCTGGTTTTTTTGGCGGGTGGATTCTTAATAACATTACTCGTACTGTGACCCGTCTTGAAGACAAGATGGCAGATCTTCCTATGGTGTATGTTCATAAGGAAGACTATCGCCGGGACATTGACGAGGTGAAGGATATGTTGAAGCAGATTTTCAACAAACTAGATAACAAAGCAGACAAGTAAGGGGGGAGTAATGATTCCAATCGTCGGCGCACTACTGGGTACGCTTGCTGAGAGCGGGTTAAATCTGCTGTCGAGCGCAATACAGGCAAAAGGCAAAGAGGTTGTCGAGAAGACGCTTGGCGTCAAGATCTCGGACAACCCGACGCCGGAGGAGGTCGAGAAGCTGCGCCAGCTTCAGTACGACCATGAGGAGCGGCTCATTGAGCTTGGGATTGAGAAGGCCAAGATGGAGCTTGAGGAACTTAAAGCCCTGTTGGAAGCTCAGAACAATCAAGAAAACAACGTCTCTGAGCGCTGGAAGGCCGATATGTCTTCTGACTCTTGGCTCTCAAAAAACGTGCGCCCCGGCACCTTGGTATACCTGCTGACCGCTTATTTGATGTTCGCCCTGCTGGATGGCTACGGTTACAAGATTAGCGAATCATATGTCCAGCTTTTGGGGCAGTGGGGGATGCTGGTTATGACGGCTTACTTTGGCGGCAGGACGGTCGAAAAGGTCATGGAACTGCGCAACAAAGGGAGTGACAAATGAGCCTCGTAACCGAACAGGCAGCGTTTCTGCTAGACGCTTGCAAGCTTATCCAGTACGCCAGCGACCTTGGGTTTGTTGTGACCGGCGGGGAGTTGGCTAGAACCCCGGAGCAGCAAGCCCTGCACTTCAAGGCTGGACGGTCGAAGACCATGAACTCGATCCACCTGAAGCGGTGCGCAATTGACTTGAATTTTTTCAAGGACGGGAAGATTATCTGGGATAAAGAAAAGCTTGCCCCTGTGGGCAAATACTGGGAAAGCCTCCACCCCAAGAACCGTTGGGGCGGCAACTTCCGGTCTCTGGTGGATTGCCCGCACTTTGAGAGGAATGTGTAATGCCACAGGCAATGACATTTAACAGCTTGCGTGATGACGTTCGCAACTATCTGGAGCGCGGCGCTTCCTTAGCGACCGACCCGATTGTCTACGAGCAGATCCCCAAGCTGATTAATCTGGCAGAGCGTCGGATCGCCCGCGACATCAAGATTCAGGGCTTCCAGAACGTCGTCACCACAACGATGCAGACGGGCGTTCCGGTTATGCAGAAGCCAGATCGTTGGCGCGAGACAATCTCAATCAATATTGGCACAGGCGTCACAAACGACTACCGCAAGACGCTATTTACTCGCAGCTATGAGTATTGCCGGACGTACTGGCCTGATCAGGCAGAGGTTGGTGAGCCTGTGTTTTATGCTGACTACGACTATCGGCACTGGCTATTTGCGGCAACGCCTGATGAGAATTACCCAGTAGAAATTGTTTATTACGAGTTGCCGCCGCTACTTGATGAGGAACAGCAGCAGAATTGGCTGACTAACTATGCGCCAAATGCGTTGCTGTACGGCACTCTTTTGGAGGCGACTCCATTCCTAAAGAACGATGAGCGCATCCCTACTTGGCAGAGCTTTTACGATATGTCTATTTCTTCTTTGAACACTGAAGACATGAAGAAGATCATAGATAGATCAACACAGAGGACTGAGGCGTAACCATGACAGTTTTTACACAAATTTTTGGCGGGACAAATATTGCTGCGTCTGAGGTTTCATACGCATCAGTAACGCTGTCTGTTGCGTCCACCCAGTTTTCTTGGCCTGTGGAAACATCGGCCTCCGGGAGCTTGATTGCAAATATTATGGATGTGTCCAGCAATAGTGCTGGCTACATTTTGAGGCTACCACCCGCAAACGAAGTTTCAAGCGGTCAAACAATACTGTTCAACAACACTGGAGCCAACTCTTTTATTGTCCAAGACAATGCTGGTGTTCAGGTATTGAATGCGTCTCCGGGGCAGACTTGGCAGATCTACCTGACCAACAATACGACGGTTGCTGGAACGTGGAGAGCATTCCAATATGGTGCTGCCGTATCTGCAATAAATGCAGCGTCTCTTGCTGGCACCGGCATCATCGCGCTCGGCTCTCTGTTGTATCAGTCGATGCCAACACTCTCGTATTCGTCCAACCATACGTTGACTGTTCCTGATCGCGCCAACACATTTATTTGGACTGGTGGCACCGGTACATTTACTTTGCCTCTTGCGTCGCCATCTGCCGCAATTGATAACTGGTTTGTTCAATTTAAAAATGCAGGAACTGGCGTTCTCAACATTGCCGCAAGTAGTTTGATTGATGGATCTTCGACAGTTACTTTGCAGCCACTAGACTCTTGTATTGTGTTGAGTGACGGCACGACTTATTACACGTTGGGTCTTGGTCAGTCTGCGGTTTTTGCATTTGACTACACCGTAATTAATGTTGCTGGTATTGGCGACTATGTGTTGTCTGGCCCAGAGCTTAATCGTGTGGCTTATGAATTCACGGGAACTTTGACCGGCCCACGAAATATTATTGTTCCAAACACCATTCAGCAGTATTGGGTCACAAACTCGACAACTGGATCTTATGCGCTGACGGTTAAGACGGCATCCTCTCCGGGCGTCGCCGTAACACAAACAGCCTCAACCATTCTGTATTGCAATGGCAATCAGGTTGTATCCGCTGAGAGTGGGGGCATCAGTATTCCAATCCCAATTTCTTTGGGTGGCACTGGCGCTACAAATGCTGCACAGGCAATTATCAATCTTGGTCTTGACCCAGTTGATGGCGGAGTATTCTGATGCCAATCAAGACAGTCCCAATCGCTTCCAAGCCCGGAATTAAGCGGGACGGTACGAAGTTTGAGGGTGACTATTATGTTGATGGTCAGTGGGTTCGCTTTCAGCGAGGACTGCCGAGAAAGATCTTTGGCTACAAAACCATCAGTAATTACCTGACGGAAATTAGCCGTGGGATGAAGACGTTCACTGAGAACGGATCGACCTTTGTTCACTCTGGCAGCGACGAGTATCTTGAGCGATTTTCGATAGACCAGAACGGCAACGCCAGCGCGGTTGCAGACCGGACGCCGGTTGCGCTGGAGTTTAGCCCCAACAATATGTGGCAGTTTGATGTGCTGTATGACTCTATCAGTCTGGTGCCATCAAACAAGATCATTGCTCAAGTCGCACCGAACGCTAACACCCTGTACAACTCGATTGGCGGGCAGGTGTTTTACGGGGATATGCGGGCGCAAGATCGACTAACTGAAATTGTCATTCCGTCTGGCGTTTCTGCTACCGGCGGGATTTGTGTGTTGCACCCTTACCTGACGGTATTTGGCACTGACGGCTCAATCGGCTGGTCTGTGCCGGGGAACCCATCCGATTTGTTTGGCGACGGGTCTGGCAACGCTCGCGTGGCTGCGCAAAAGATCGTCAGGGGATTGCCGCTTCGAGGTGGCCCCGGTAACGCCCCTGCGGGCTTGTATTGGTCTGCTGATGCGGTTGTGCGGGCGTCTTTTGTTGGTGGAGGGCAGACCTTTCAGTTCGACACGATTAGCTCGCAAAGCTCGATCCTGTCTCCCGCCTCGGTGATTGAATACGACGGTGTGTACTTTTGGTGCGGCGTTGATCGCTTCCTGATGTTCAACGGCGTGGTTCGGGATGTAGAGAACACCCTGAATACCAACTACTTCTTTGATGGACTAAACCGCACCTATTCGCAGCGGGTGTTTGCCTTCAAGGTTCCCCGATTTGGTGAGATCTGGTGGTGCTACCCAAGAGGAAATGCCACAGAATGCACCCATGCGGTCATCTACAACGTCCGCGAGCAGACTTGGTACGACACCGAGCTACCCAACGGCGGGCGCTCTGCGGGCGAATTTGCCACCCAGTTTGCCACCCCGCTGCTGACGGGCGTCACCTTCAACCAGAACAAGGCTCCGCCGGTTATTCGGGAGACTCAAGCCGGAGACATCCGGGTTACTGAAACTGGCGACATCCGAATTATTTACACAAATGACAACTACAAGTTCTGGCAGCATGAGGTTGGTGTTAACGAAATTGATATAAACAACGTCAACGCAATCCAGAGCTATTTTGAGACGGCGGACATTAGCGCAGTGGCGCTGGAAAACACCAATCGGTCGCTGCGCTGCGAACTGATCGAGCCTGACTTTGTTCAGGTGGGCGACATGACGGTGCAGATTGTAGGCCGGTCAAACGCTAGGGCGAGGGAGGTTGCCAGCGACCCGAGGACGATTGTGGCAGACCCCCAGACGCCTTATGAGCAGGTGGTCTTCTTCAAAGACATCCGGCGCGAAATGCGGTTCCGTTTTGAGTCCAACATTATCAACGGGGATTACCAGATGGGTCAGGTTATCGCCCACATAGAAACCGCTGACGGCACCCTGCTGGGAGCGACAAATTGATAACTTTGCCAGTTATAATCGGTTTAAGGGATTGGGCAGATCAGATCGTACTCGACCTAGATGCATACGGCCCCATCCCTAGGCTGGTTGACGAGGATAAGTGGCAGGAGTGGGCTGTCGCCTTTTGCGTCATCTCTGGGATCAGCCAGAAGAACCCTCCGAACCCACTTTATTTCTCAGACTGGCGTGAATGGGCTAGTCGCTTTGCACAGGTGATGGCATGACTGAGCAAGACTTTATGACGCTGCTGAACGCAGTAGCGAAGATAGCAAAACCCTTTAACAGCGAATACAAGGATGTTACCTCAATGTCAGACAAGCTTGCTGACTCGGGTTTAGACAGCTTGGATATGTTGCTGACAAGTATTTATTTATGCGATGTCTTTGATATTGATGAGGAGACTGGAAAGACTCTAAGTGCAACAACTGCTCAAGAGTTATTTGATTGGCTCATGCTGCATAAACAACGTGTTCCCGAATCCGTTGAAGCCGCATTGAAAGAGATCAAATGAAGATTTACTTGACGGATTACCGCATAGCAAGCACTAGAGAGGTTGAACTTTTTGATGATGTTCTTTATCCGCAAAGGGTTCATTGGTTTCCAGAAACCTACAAGAACGCACACACAGGGTTGATTTATGCCCCGCACAAGTTGGCGGACAAGGTTTTAGACAAGGCGCTTTTTGAGTCACTGAAAAGCACCAAGGTAGGAAAGACGGCTTTTATTCTGGCTTCTGGGAATGCCCATTTTGCCGGGATCAACCCAAGGGTTACAAAGCCATCGCGGTTAACGTATCAGTACAAGTTTTTGCCGCTGAGTCTGACCCAAGTATATGCGGGCAGGGTGGCACAGGCTTGTGGTGCTAACGACTTGATTACCACCGACGCAACGGCCTGTGTGTCGTCGTTGAAGGTGTTGATGGATGTCGTTACGTTCATCAAGTTTTATGGGTTTTCGCGGGTGGTTGTACTTGGCGTCGAAGATGCCGTTAGCCATTCTGTGCTGGACTTCTTTGGTGAATCTGGAGCCTGTTTGACACAGGCAAAAGAGGAAAGCCAAGGGATAAAGCCTAGTGCATTTGATGAACGTAATGAGGGGTTCTATGTGGGGCAGGGCGCTGTACTCGCTGTCTTTGAGGCTGAGAACGCTGTCACACAAGACCCAAAGTTTGAATTGAGAGGGGCTTGGTCTGCAAGCGAGGAAGTGGCAAATGCCATAGGACAGCGAGAAGATGGTCAGGGCTACGTTAACGCAATCAACGGCGCACTGTTTCATTCAGGAGTGGTCAATGATGAAGTCTCAATCATCAAAACGCATGGCACTGGCACGAAATCGAATAATCAAGCTGAGAAGGCTGCGATCCTTTCGACGTTTACTGATTTTGTTGCTACGTCATACAAGCAGAAAATCGGTCATACGATGGGCGCAAGTGGCCTTCTCGAAACGATCCTTCTTTGGGAAGATCTCTGCGCTGGTCAAGTACCGAGCATAGAGAACCGAACAGAGCATGACGAAGTTTTTTTATCTGAGCCTGTTGATACACCAGACGGCTTATGTCTAAGTTTAGCAGCGGGCATGGGTAATGTTTACTCGGCTGCAATTTTTAACATGAGGGTATAACTATGATAGTTGACAGCAAACAGCAGATGCTCACTGTCAATGAGATATTGCAGGTAGCAGCCGAGCAAAGCCAATCCCAGTATCCGCTGGAGATTGTCTACGCCGCATTCTTTAAAGAAATCCAAATGCCGAACTCGAAGTTCTACAGATACGGCAACACGATTTTTGTCATCCACAACGATATGCAAAAACAGGGCTTTGGATCTTTCCGAGCCTTGAACGCAGATACCGCAGAAAACTTTCTGCAATCAAGCTATCAATTTGTGATAGATGCGTATCGCGCAGGGTTCTATCAATTGGTGACCAAGTTTAAAGACCAGTCCCTGCTAAACATCTTCCGAATAATCAGCAAGAACCCACCGAACCCCGGCATGGGCTATGAGGTCAGACAAGAGCCTGACGGTCAGTATCTGGTCACGTTGCAGCTTGGCGATCCACAGACAGCAATGGAGGGGATGGAGGAGCCAAACATTGGTGGCGACTTAGGCCAGCCAATGGCACCTCCGCAGGGCATGGCTCCAATGGGCGGTGGTATGCCTCTCGGTGGCGGAATGCCTCCTATGGGTGGCGGGATGCCCGCTGGCGGTAATCAACCAATGGGGGCGCTTGGATCGTTAGCCTCTAGAACACAAGGCGAGGTGTAATCATGAGCGTAGTCGTTGAAGCGATTGAGGGTGTTGTCGATTTTGCTGAAAATGTTGTCGAGGGGATTCTTGATGACCCGTTAACAGCGATTGCAACCGCAGCGGCCTTTTCAATGGGCATACCGTTTCTTGGCTTAAAAGCTGGCGCACTGGCTGCTGGTGTAGCCAATACTGCCGCAGGTCTTGTGCAGGGCGAAGATTTTGATGAAGCCCTAAAGGGCGGCGTTATGGCTGGCGTTGGCTCTTGGGCTGGTCAGCAAATCGCTGGCGCATTTGGCTCAACGGCTGATGACGCCCTTGCTGCTGCTGGTGATGATGTGGCTGCTGCCGCTGGTGATGATGTTGTCGCCGCTGCTGCTGACGATACCTTTTCTGCTGCTGCTGACGACGCTTTTACTGCTGCCTCTGATGATGCCTTAACTGCTGCTTCTGATGATGTTTTAACTGCCGCAGGTGATGATGCTCTTGCCGAAAGCCTTAAAGTTAAAGGTGCAAATGTTGGCGACTCTATGAGGGTTCCTTCGCAAGATTATTTGCAAAACTCTTATGCAGACGCCAGTAGTTATGCTGGTAAAAATTTAGGGTCGGGTACTATGACCGATTACGCTGGCAGCAATGTTGTTAGCGATGTCGTTGATGATGCTGCCTCTGCTGCCAGCAAGCGAATCATTGAGGCGCAAGGGACGATAAATAAAGGCATTTTAGATTCCGACATTCTTACAAAGGGTACAAATTACGTTCCGCCAGATTCTCTTGCTAATCAATTTATTAAAGCTAATGCGGCTAACGCTGGCGGAAATGCAAGTGCAAATGTGGCTGGAAATGTTGGCGGGAAATCCCTTTCTGGCTTATATCAAAATGCCGTTAATCAAGCCGGTGAGCTTATTGACGATGCTGGCAACTACCTCAGTGGAA